AAGGAGTTCTACACCTTCTGCATGCCGTGATTATATTAAGAAGTCTCTTGGTGTAATTATGAATGGAACACAAGAAGAACTGATTGGTTACATTGAAAGAAGTAGGATTGAATTCAAGAAGAAACCATTTGAGGAGGTTGCCTTTCCACGTAGTGTTAGGGGTCTGAGTAAGTACTATGATTCAAGGAATGGTTACAAGAAAGCATCGAGGGCTGGTGTTCCTATCCACGTTAGAGCTGCTCTTGTACACAATCACCTGGTCAAAGCAAAAAAGCTAGATAATACTGTCAGTCCTATCTACGAAGGTGAGAAGATTAAGTTCGCTTACCTTACAATGCCTAATCCTGTTCATGAGAATGTGTTTGCTACAACAGGACCCTTGCCCAAGCAGTTTGGACTTGAAAAGTATATCGATTACGAAACACAGTTCGACAAAGCATTCGTCGAACCAATTAGAACAATCGTTAACGTGATGGGTTGGACTACAGAGAAAGCTAGTTCCACGTTAGACGACTTTTTCGGAGACTAAGATGGATTTAAACGAAGACGACGACTTTGGCTTTTCGGCTGTTAGCGAGGAGGAGCTCAAGAAGTATGAGAATGAACTTAAAGCGGCTGTTGACGAAACCACAACAAATGCTGTAGAATTAGAAGATAGATTGGCAAAGCTGTATGCTGCTATTATGCCTCTTCTCAATAACCTGGAAAAGAATCCTGAAAAGGAATATATTCTTTGGCCAGGTCGTGATAAGAAGATCAAGCTGTTCAGAACTAAATTGAAAAATATCTACGAAGGTAAATGATGAAAGACTTTGAGGTTCATGATATAGGTACAGCTGAAGAGATTCGCTTATCAAGAGCTCTTGCTAATGAGATAGGACAGATTACACACCAGTATGGTGGAGTAGTTCCGCACAACGTGATGTTAGCGTATAATAAGCTACTTGACCACTACACTAAACAAATTGAATATGAGGAAATGCAATGAGTGATTTTTTAAAAGCGTTAGTTAAGGATCTGAAGGATGAGAACACCTCGATTTTGGAAGATGGTGAGTCTTCTGCTGAGTTTAGTGGTTGCATTGATACTGGTTCGTTTGCGCTAAACGCAATCTTGTCTGGTAGCCTTTACGGTGGTGTTCCTAATAACAAGATCACAGCGTTTGCAGGTGAGTCTGCCACTGGTAAGACGTTCTTTGTATTAGGTGTTGTTAAACAGTTCCTACAAGACAATCCAACTGGTGGAGTGATCTATTATGATACTGAGGCTGCTGTCACTAGAGACATGATGGCAACTCGTGGCATTGATCCTAAGCGAGTTGTCATTGCTGAGCCTGATACAATTCAAAAATTCCGTACTCATGCCTTGAAGGTTATTGAGTCATATGAGAAAGCACCTAAGGACACTCGTCCTCCAATGCTGATGGTACTAGATAGTCTTGGTCTGTTGTCAACCTCAAAAGAAGTTGAAGACTCTACTGAAGGCAAAGATGTTCGTGACATGACGAAGTCCCAATTGATTAAGGGAGCGTTCCGTGTCCTTACTTTGAAGCTAGCACAAGTTGGTATTCCAATGCTAGTAACAAATCACGTGTATGAAGTCATTGGTTCTTATGTACCTACAAAGGAGATGGGTGGTGGTTCAGGTCTCAAATATGCAGCTAGCACGATTGCTTTTCTCGGAAAGAAAAAGGAAAAAGATGGAGATGGAGATGTTGTCGGTAACATCATCAAAATCAAAATGCAAAAGTCTCGTTTCACAAAAGAGCACAGTCAAGTCGAAGTGTTACTTACTTTCAACAAGGGGCTCGATAGATACTATGGTCTTTTAGAGATTGCAGAGAAGTATGGTATCTTTAAGAAGGTTTCTACTCGTTATGAGCTGCCCGATGGTAAGACTGCTTTTGGTAAACAAATTAACAGTGATCCAGAAAAGTACTATACTACAGAAGTAATGGAGCAACTCGAACTCGCAGTTGCTAAAGAATACAAATACGGTATGAATAATGATCAATGATAAAGTAAGAGAAGTTCTTGTAAGGATCCCTTCAGCATGGGGTGATGGAAATGTTCAGGGTCATGTTCTTTTTGTAGACTGGCTGATTGAAGAGATGCAACCCAAGGTGACAGTGGACTTGGGGATTGATTATGGTTATTCATTGATTGCTTTTGCTCATAACAATCCAGGTAAAGTATATGGGATTGATGGGTTTGAGGGTGATGAGTGGACTGGTACCAGAAACACATATGACCAAGTTAGTGGCCTTGTTACAAATCTTCAATTAAACAATGTAACTTTGATTAAAGGTTACTTTGATGATGTAGTTAAGACTTGGGATACAAAGATTGATCTATTGCACATCGATGGATTTCATTCTTACGAAGCTGTAAAGAACGACTTTGAAAAATGGTCCGGATTTGTTAACAGTACAGGTGTGATTTTATTCCATGATACTGACAGTCATGATGCACGGTTTGGTGTAAAGCAGTTCTTTCAAGAATTGGATATGCCCAAGCATGAGTTGTTTGGATTTCAAGGTTTGGGTATAGTATCCAATAACAAGAAACTAATGAAGAAGATTAAAGAATATACACCATGATCGAACAAAGTATTCTCTCAAACCTAATCAACAATGAGCAATACTTCCGCAAATCGATTCCCTTTCTCAAGCAAGATTACTTTCAAGACCGATCACATAAGTTAGCTTTTAAGTTGATTGATGACTATGTTAAAAAGTATTCATCACAACCAACCACTAAAGCTCTCGTTATTGATCTTGAGGATGAACCTCTTAATCAAGATGAGATTGATAACGTACGGACTTTGATTAATGGCTTGGATGCTGAACCTATCAAGGACAGCGAATGGCTAGTAGATCAAACTGAGAAGTTTTGCCAGGACAAAGCAATCTACAATGCTATTATGAATAGCATTAATATTCTGGACGGTAAGACTGACAAGACGAAGAATGCTATCCCTCAAATATTATCTGATGCGTTGGCTGTATCTTTTGATACCAATGTTGGCCATGACTTTTTAGAAGATGCGGACTCACGTTATGAATTTTATCACAAGAAAGAGCAAAGAATTCCTTTTGATCTTGATTACTTCAATAAGATTACAAAAGGCGGCGTCCCTAATAAGACACTCAATATTGCCCTCGCTGGTACTGGTGTTGGTAAGTCTTTGTTCATGTGTCATTGTGCAGCAGCAAATCTCACAAGGGGAAATAATGTTCTTTACATTACGCTAGAGATGGCTGAAGAGAAGATTGCTGAACGTATTGATGCCAACCTTCTCAACGTGACTGTCGATGAGCTTTCTATGCTTCCTAAGGATGCCTACGACAAGAAGATCGAACGTGTAAGAGGTAAGACGACAGGTAAACTGATCATTAAAGAATACCCAACAGCAACTGCTGGTTCTGCAAACTTTAGACATTTGTTCAATGAGCTGAAGATTAAGAAGGGTTTTGTTCCTGATATTGTTTACATTGACTATTTGAATATTTGTAATTCTTCTAGGATGAAGCAAGGTGGCAGCGTTAACAGTTACACATATATTAAGGCGATTGCGGAGGAGCTTCGTGGTTTGGCGGTCGAGCAGAATGTACCGATTATCTCGGCGACTCAGACTACTCGCTCTGGATTTACAAATACAGATCTTGGACTCGAAGATACAAGCGAGTCGTTTGGACTGCCAGCAACAGCTGACTTCATGTTCGCACTCATCAGCTCAGAAGAACTCCAAGACTTAAACCAGATGATGGTCAAGCAGTTGAAGAATCGTTACAGTGATCCTGCAACGAATAGGAAGTTTGTGATTGGTGTTGACCGTCCTAAGATGAAGCTCTATGATGTTGAGCAGAAAGCTCAAGCTGACCTTGCTGATGATAAGAAGGATGATGACTCACCTTTGTTTGATAGATCAAAAAACTCTAAGTTCGATAAGAACTTGTTCAAAGCATTCAGTTGATGTCTAACTTTTTCTTTGCAAGTTTATTTTTCATTATTATTTTTCCCTTGGCTGTGTTTCTTAATACGTTACTGGTTTTGTATGAGTATGCTAT